GGCAAAGAATTATGTGCCGCCAACGATGAATAAGAAGGCCTTCGGATCTAGTAACGTTGCAGCAAACGGAGCAAAGGAAGCCATTACTTTTTCCATTCAAAGGTTCATTACAATTGAATTTCATTATGAACCGACGGCTAAGGTCGAATCCGAGTGGCAAACCTTTACAGATTGGGCAATTCTTCAAAGAAGGTTTGAGTTTGTCCCTGAAATAACAAACCCTACTGTGTTTTATGATGTGACCTTTGAGAAAACATCAGAAGATCCTCATGGAATGGGGTTTAAATGGAAAGAATTATTACCGATGATGCCAGGTCTTTGGCAATCAGGTGAGATAACCTTAAGGGTATCTCCGACCTAAAATTTGAAAGGATACTTAAGACATGGGCTCAATTATAGACGGCCAGCCGGTCAATCAAACCATAACAAACGATGCTAAGGTTGACCGTCATACAGACGATCAAATTTACGGTATAATTGACCTCTTGAGCAGCGATCCCGCCTCGGGACCTACTCTATCAAATATGCAGGGCGCTATTAACGATGCCTATGCAGATGCTAAGATTTTCATCACAACAGCAACTCATCAAAAAGTATCATTTGATGGGACAAGCCTTGATAGCCCAGAAGATATTTTAATTACGATGAAAGATACTGGGTTCGTAAACACAATTCTTGCTGCATACTTTCCTATGGTGATCCCTGATGGGTTCAGTGTTTATGTCACTCTAAATAGGACTGCCAATGTTAATCTTTCTCCGGTCGTTCTTTCGAGCTTGCCTGCGGGCAGAAATATTTTCAGAGTGTGTACACGCGTTGGAACAGCTCTTTTATTCTGGGATAATTCTCTTCTCCGTTCTGGAAAGAGCGCTCGTATCGGGGAAGGCTCTGCTACTGGTTCTGAGATTGGCGTTGAGCAAGAAGTTCCGGCAGGATTAATTGACGGATCAAACACTGATTTTGTTCTCTCCAGACTCCCACTATCCGATAAGGGTGTGCTTATCGTACTTAACGGACGAGTCGTAGAGCAGTCCGAATGGAGCATCTTTAGTACGACAATCACGTTCGTAACCCCACCGGCTATTGGCCAACTTTTTTATTGTTGGTATCTCTATGTTGCCTCTGGAGATTTAGCCAGTCCCACCGTTCCGGTTGAATATGTTGAATATCCAATCGTGTCGGCTTTAAATATCTCAGATAAATTCTTAACACTAAGCAACATGCCAACTAACTATTTGAGCGTTCAAGTCAGTGCTGTTGGCGGCGTAGATCAGGTCTATGGAACAGATTATATTGTTCTTGGAAACAAAGTAGATTGGACATCTTTGGGGCTAGATGGATTTCTTGCTTCAGGTGATCAACTCATTATATCTTACTTCTAATTCATTTAACCAAGGAAGGCCCTAAAACTCATGTCTCAACTACAAAAAAAGAATATTGCATCTAACGCAGTCGGAACGACGAAATTTCGCGGTGAAAACAACACCTATCTCAAATGGCGCAATGCTGCAGATTCAGCTGATGTAAGTTCAATGCGAGTCAACGGTTCTGACATTATTGAATTCGCAACAGTGCCACAAACAACGGGTACACCATCCGGAAACAATGACTTCGCAACTGTTGGTTATGTTGCAGGTATCGTATCAGGTCTTAAAGATCCAAAAGATGCAGTACGTGTTGCATCCACTGCCAATCTTGCTCTAACAGGTGGTGCTACTCTTACGATTGACGGCGTAACCATGGTTAACGCTGACAGAGTTCTGTTAAAGAACCAAACTAGTGCTCTTGAAAACGGCATCTATGTGGTCTCTGGCATTGGAACAACCTATGCTTTGACTCGTTCAACTGATGCTGATGTATCGGGCGAGGTCACTCAAGGCTTAAGCGTTGATTCAATTGAAGGAACAGTGAATGCCCTTAAACGTTGGGTACTAACAACTGCTGATCCAATAACGCTAAATACGACAGCACTTGTGTTCTCGCAAACACCAATTCCATTTTCAATCACTCCTTCTCAAGAAGTTCTGACGATGAGTGGCGGCGATATAACAAACCAATACAAAGACCTAGCTCAGCTTATTAAATCAAACTCTCTTGTTTTGACTTTTAACGGTCTTCAACAAGAGCCAGGCACTGATTACACGCTATCAACTGTTGGTGGCGTAACTCGCGTAACGTTCGCAGGAGATCTAGCAACGGGTGGCGCGTCTGCACTTATTGCAACGGATAAAATTGTAGCGAACTACGCATACTAAAGAAGGAATTTAAATGGCGAGGCTAAAGGGTAAAAACCTTGCAGCTATTTTTGATCAAGGAGTGCTTGGTGCTGGAAACGGTTCAACAACCGCTTTTACGCTCCCAAGTACTCCTCATTCATCTGCTGCAGTGATTGTGCTTTTAAACGGAATTCCTCAAGTGCAGACAACGGATTACAGCATTTCAGGGACGACTGTAACTTTTACATCTGCTCCCGCAACAGGCAGACAAGTATTTGCCTGGTATGTGAAGAAAAATTAAGGAAGGAATTTTATGAGTTCAAAACTGCAGAATGAAGATTTTAAAACAGCGGCAGAACTTGTCACCGCTGGGGGCACAGCAGCCCAACTCTTAAACGATACTAATATTTATGTATCAGCCTCTGGATTAAATAAGACACTGTCTGCTGCAATCGTTGCAGGTGATTTGTCCGGTGGAATTTCTTGGACTGACGTCACTGGAACTTCTCAAACTTTAGCTGTAAATCATGGTTATTTTGCAAATAACGCTTCTCTTGTAACGTTCACTCTTCCAAGCACAGCCGCTAAAAACTCATTAATATATATTGTGGGAGTAGGATTGGGAGGATGGACCATAAGCCAAGGTGTGAGCCAACAAATAATAAGAGACACACTTTCAAGTTTACTTGGTCCAGGGGGTAGCATCTCGTCAAATCATTATAGAAGTTGTGTCACATTGATTTGTACGGTCGCTAATACCGAGTTTGAAGTTGTCAATTCACAGGGGTTGATTGACGTTAGTCAATATACATTTCAAGGAAGTACGGCTTCTTATTTCGCTGGCGGGAATAATGGAAGTGCTGTTACGACCTCAATTGATAAACTCTTATATTCAAGCGAAACCCTGGACGGTGCATTTACTTCTGTTTGGCCTGCGGTAAATCAATATGGAACGGCTGGTAAGTCCTCTTCTAAGGGATATGCAATCGGTGGGAATTTATCTGGAAGCAGTGCCGGAACCACTGCGATTAAAGCCTTAGTATTCGCAACCGAAGGGACTTCTACTATTTCTAGCGTTTTGACTCTAGCTTCGATGCAAGCCGCAGGAGTTTCCAGCAGCGTCAAAACCTTTGTATTAGGCGGTCTGATTAATTCGAGTGGTTCTGGGCGAAATACGATTATGGCACTTGTCCATTCCGGTGAAGCTACCTCAACACTTTCGGCTACTATCTCAAAATCGGCCGGTAACTGCGACAATGGAGTTAGCGGGATCCTTAAGGGATTTAATATGGGTGGCGGCCTTGTAAGTGGAACAGATACTTTGTTTACCAGCATTGATGCATTTACCTACTCAGGAGAAACCGCAACGACTACTTCCGGGACGCTTGGTGTAGCAACAGGCCGGGCGAGCTGTACAAATTCTACTCTTAAAGGATATTTGAATGGCGGAGAAATAAACGGAACTACAGGAGCTGGAACAGCAAACGTCCGTACTCTAACATTTTCTGGAGAAACAACGGGACTTTTAGGTTCGACTCTCGCTTCGGTTACAATATTGAATTCTGGATCATCAAGCACAGCAAAGGGATATGTGGGCGGAGCAATAAATGACGCCGGTACTGCATTTAGCACAATTCAGGCGATGCCTTTTTCTAGTGAAACATTTTCAACGTTATCCCAAGCTTTAAGTGCAACTAAATATAATCTAATAGGGTTTCAAATATAATGAGAGAGATAACTTTAAAAAAAATAGATCAGAGCATCGTTGATGAAATTAAAGAGGCGGCACATAACGTACCATTTAATCAATCAAGCTTTCAGAATATTTATTTATCTATCCCTCATATAACGGATGAAAGAGATTATAGGCATGCCCTTTTGCAGGCTGACGGAAAAATAAATAATCTTATGGCGGCAAGGTTTTTAACCAAAAGGATTTTGATAGATATTAAAGAGATTTTGCTGAATATGGAATCAGCATCTGGATTTGAATTAGAACGTATGCAAATTGATCTTGAAGAAAAAGAGTGGAATTTAAATAATAATCAAAAACTCATTGATGATGCGATGATAGAGCTAAATGATTATTATCAAGTTTTTAAAGCATTGCCTAAATTTACAAGAGAACAATTTGAAAACGGTGAGAAGGCCTATTGGAGCAAGAGGTTCGCAATGGAAGCCCAAATTGAGATCGCATCTTCCGGTCGTATAGATATCGGAACAGCTACATCGTTAAGGCAAATTGGTATTGATCCTATATCTGCACAAGAAGAAATAAAATTAATTACACAATCTCAAAAAGAGCAAACTATAATGAAGCTTTTGCTAGAAGCAAAAAAGGTGGATCAAGATGCTTAAATTTTTTGTATCTCTTAGACCTATACGTCACCAGGGTCTACTTATTATGCCGAGCGATCATCTCGACCGTGGGTTTCAAGGGATAGATATTAAATATGAGATCGTGGCTATGAATCTAAATATAGATGGAAGGATTCTCTATATGATTATCATTGGAGAAAATGAGGAATATCTAGACTCTGAGCTCCAAGCATTTAAAGAAATTATTTTAGAGGGTCTTCAAGGATTCGGATGCCATCTTAAATCTGCAGCCTCCGCCGAAGCGTTATTTAATCTAATTTCTAGCGGTCAAGTTGATGATCCTGGTATAAAAAAGGTTACTTTAACTTGGGAATAATTTTGATATGAAAGCTCTATTAATTATTTTTGCCTTTATATTGGTCTCTTGCAGCCATAAAAAAGTAATAGTTCAAAATTGCGATAAATCAGCAAATTATAATTTATATATATGTGATCCCCTATGAGTGATGTGCGTGAAGATCTAATCCCTTGGTTTGATGAATTCGGATTCATGGGAAGATCAAATCACGCACGTGCTGGAGAAGAGGGAAACCCAGAGACTGAAACAGGGCTTGCATTTTTGTTTCTAAAGCTTTGGGGGAAGTTAGATGCCGCAAAAGACGCTAAGTCATTTGACGAGGTCATGGACAGAGTAACAACATCTCATAAGGGTTGTTATAATAAAAAGATCTTACCTGATGGCATAGTCCCAAATGATGAGATCACTCATGATGATTTAATTGGGATATGTTTAGCTAGCACTGTTCTTGCGACGTATCACAGGTTTGAGCTTTGCCATTACGGCATGACCCATGGTTGGAATTTGAGCAATACAGGTAAGTGGTATTATACCGGCATTGCAAAACCATGGCATATAGCTTTTTATATGTTCTGCGCAAACGAAGAGCCAACTCTTTGGGATACGATATCTCTTTTTGTCTCAATCGTAGCTAATGCATATACTCAGATGGACGATGCAGGCGGTAAGCGCTTAACCTATATGATAACTCAGTGTCTTGATGGGAAAGATCCATTAATAGACATTGGGATATTTTTATGGAGGCGAAGGGTTAAGACTTATTATGGTTCCTTTAAAAGGATCATGACGATGTATTATAATAATCCAGATCACATTTTTGTTAGACTTTGGCCTGAATAATTAAAAAGGGGCACGGATGCCGCAACAGTTTCCAGACAAATATTTGCTCTTCAATGATTCATCGGTCAAAAATATTTCAATCGTTGTTCAGATTGAAGGTGCTGATCTATTGAGCAATCGCCCTTTATTTACCCGGATCAGATATGGGGATAAGATCAATGGGAACCCAATAAAATACGGTGATCCAGGAATTGTATACGGCGGCCTTCGCCCATTAGATGGTGTTAGACCCTGCTTAATGATTGATTCATCATCAATTAATATTTCTCAAAAGCTTGAACCAGAGCAAGGCCGTGGATCAATCTCAACGATGAGTATGGTGTTTGCCGATATCGATGGATACATCACGCAGCTGTTATCTCCAGGGGTGATCATCCCAGAGATCTTAGGCGCTCCGGTTAAGATCTGGATGGGATATGAAGAGATAGCCTTTTCTGAAGAGTTCGTTGTGATCTTCCGTGGCTACGTATCAGCTGTCCAGGATCTATCAGGTAAAACACAGATTGAGTTCTCTGATCCAAACCTTAAACGCAAATCAAATACTTTCCTTTCCGCTAAGACAAAGCTTGCAGAAGACATAACAAGTACTGATACAGCAATGGCTGTTTTATCTACGGTTGATTTCCATGCCCAAATATTAGGCCCAGATGGAACATACGATACAGGAAGACCGTGGAACCCAGACGGAACGTATAATATCCTAGCAAACAAAAGGACAGGGATCAGGACCTTCCTTAAGATGGGCGATGAGTATTTAGAGTATGGACCTCTTGGGATTGCAGGAGAAGGAGGCTTCACAGGACTCATCCGTGGAGCTCGTGGGACTACAGCTGTTGATCACATGCTGGGAGATGATGTTCAGGCAGTAGTTGAGATCACTGATCATGGGATTGATCTAGCTCTTAAGATGATGCTCTCTGGTTTTAATGGCCCATATATCTCTGATGTAGAGATCTCATCCATCGGTAAAACCTTTGATCCATTTCTTCTCACACAGCCAAATGCTATTATTCTGCCAAACAGGATCGATGCCAAGGCTGAATATGGACTAACCGAAGGCGACTATATCACCATCGCCGGGAGTGCCGCGCCGGGGAATAATACTACTTACCGGATTGAAAGATTTGCAAACCTCTTTGATCAACAAAATAGAATCATATTCGTCTTCGGGACCCTAACGGCCGAATATCCAACGACAGCAACACTATCTCTTAGATCACAGTTTGATGTGTATCCAGTGACGTGCGGGAACATCCTAACTCCCGAAGATGTGGACGTTCAAACGCACTTAGATATTAAAGGCGACTTCTTAAGTGATGAGAGAAACTCATTTCAATTCTTAATCTCATCACCTGAAGCGTGTAAATCATTCATCGAAACAGAGTTAATGCTGCCACTTGCTGCATATAGCTTAACTAAGCAAGGAAAGCTCTCCCTTGGATACACAAAGCCTCCTATTAGTGGTGAGAAGCTTCTATTTTTAAATGAGACAAACATTCTTGATCCGCAAAACATTAAGCCAAAACGTGGGCTTAATCTTAGAAAGTTCTTTAACGAAATAAGCTTTGAATACGATTATGACGATAACGGTAAGGCCACAAGCTTTCTAAGATACGTAGATATCGAATCAGTGGGGCTTATCGGCGTATCAACTAGCTTACCCATTAAATCTCGTGGGGCAAAAACGTCCCTTGGAACTAATGAGCTATTTGAACGCAGAGCTCAAGCGCTTTTACAGAGATATAAACGTGCAGCAACAATGATTGATTGCAAGGTTAACTGGGAGATAGGCTGCCAGATTGAATCAGGCGATGTCATTGCACTTCAAGATGAAAATGATGCCCTTAAGATTGCAAACTTTGAAACTGGAGACCGTGGATTAGGCGTTAAGTTATTTGAAGTTGTAGATAGAAATCTAAATATCAAAGATGGCAACGCACAGCTCTCAGTTATATCGGGGATCAATGCGGACGTTAGCGATAGGTTTGCTGTTGTATCTCCAAGCTCTCTTTTGGATATCGGATCAACTACAAATTACATCATTATCAAAGATAGCTTTGGGGTAAAATACCCGGGCAATGAGTCCCGTAAGTGGGAAGACTATATGGGACAAGCGGGGCGAATTAGGTCAAAAGATTTCACAACCGATATCGCAATCTCACTTCTATCAATTGATCGGGCAAACATTTACAAGATCTATGTCGATGGCCTTGTCTCGGCTCCAGCTGCTGATCTCATATTAGAGATTCCTGATTATCCGGATTCTCCTAAAAAGATTATCAATTCAATCTACAAACAGATTCACTGCTTTTTTTCTCCAAGGGTTCAGATCGTATCGGGATCGACAAATACTCAGTTCACAGTTTCTCTTGGAGATATTGATAAGTTTAAAGTTAACGGCAGGGCAAGAATTCACACCATTAACTATTCATATGAGAGCATTGAAGTGATTATCACGGCTGTCGATGAGACCTTAGGAGTAGTTACGATCAATACTGATCTAGGGTTTATCGTCGACAATACATATTACGCCTCTGGGTTATCATTCCCTGATACAGGCGGATTTTACAGGTTCATTTAATAGGAGAATACAATGGCAACAGAAGTCACAGAATCATTAGAGAGAATTTTTGTAGAAGAAACAGACTTCAAATCTCCAGTGAGTGAAGCAACTTTTCAGAAGTTCGGCGCAGTAGCAAACTACCTCACAGCACGCTATCCAGTCCCTCCAGGACAGATCAGCATGTTTGCAGGCCCTGAAGCAAACGTACCAACGGGTTATATTCCTTGTGACGGGAGAAGGCTTGTTAAAGTAGATTACGCATTGCTGTATGCCGCAATCGGAGACTACTGGGGAACCCCAGGCTTAACTGACTTCCAAGTCCCAGACTTTCGAGGTCTCTTCCCACGAATGCAATCCCAGACAGATGTCGGGGATTCAGGACGTGACCCTGATCAAGCAGCAAGAGCACCGCTCGGATCAGGTCTCCCACAAGAAGTTGGTTCATATCAGGCAGATGCTTTCCAACAACATTCTCACGGTATCCCAGCGCAATCAGGGGGTGCATCAGGCGCATCTCCTTCATGGGCAGGTCAACCATCAATTAACTTTGATAATCAGACCACACCTAGAGGCAATAGCGTTGAGACTAGACCTAAAAACGCCTTTGTTATGATGATGATCAAAACATGATTGAAGAATTTGAGCTCTATCCAGATTTCCAAGTCAGAGTGATTCGAGTGTTATCGAATATGAAAGAGTATTTTAATACTGAGATGAGACTAACCGAAGGGCTGAGGTCTCACGAGAGACAGCTCAAGGTCTGGAGTCAGGGCCGCGAGATCATTAATGGCGCTTGGGTAGTGACGAACCCAAAACTCGTGGTCACTCATGCTATGCCAGGGACTTCTTTTCACGAATACGGGATTGCTGCTGATTTTTGCTTCAAAGGACCTGATCCCTACCCGAATCCAGAAGATTTAGATCCATTTAGAGCAAAACATGCAGCACTTCTTTGGGACCAGTTCGCAACCACGGCAAAAGGTTTTGGGCTTGAATGGGGCGGGAATTGGTCATCAAAATCTATTGATCGTCCTCATCTCCAATTAACATATGGGCTCACACTGAAAGATTTAAAACCTCTGCTTGAAACTCACGGTCTTAAAACCGTGTGGGCAAGACTTGATCAAGTCAGAGGAGTCAAGCCTGGAGCAACGATAGCTTAGATTTAAGTTTCATTTAGCAAGGCATTAAATACAATTGAAGGACCTTATATCAACTAATCACGGAGGATTATTAATATGGATCCAGTTTTAAATTTCATCGTCATGCTTTTGAGCTCCCCAGCACTTCAACACGTACCGATTATCTTAAAGATATTGGGAGCATTGGTTGTTGGTTGTGGCGTTCTAGCAAGTCTTGTGAGCCCATTTGTTGCTCTTTGGCATGCATTTGTACTTTTCTTCTCAGCACTAGCTGCAATCCCAGGCCTTGGGTTTTTGGCAAAAGTCGCCGAGTTCTTAAAAGTAAATGAATCAAAGGTCACTGACTTTAGTCAAGGAAAGCTATTTCCAATCCTAAACAGATTCAGCACCATTCCTCTTCCGAAAAAAGCTGACGACGCAATCATTCAACCGGATGCGAAGTGAAATCAAATCTACGTTCAAACGCTCTTAGGGTTTGCGCATGGATATGTCTCTATATCACCCTCCTTGGAGCAAACTCATGCTCCAGGGTCGGTGTAATAGCCGATACCCAAATAGGCGCATTAGAAGCAAACGACTATACGATCTTCATTGAAGGATGTGGAAACCAGCCAATCTCTGGCTACACATACTGTCGAATGCGTGAAGGTCCAGTTACTACTGAGTCAGTGCAGATCATTGCACCTCCTGCCATCTGCAAAGAAGATTCGTGTGTATTTTATAAGATCTATTTCCCATCAGGAACAGTAGCCCTGGGGGGCAAAATACCTCGTGGGCAAACTACTGCTAAAATTCTATGGAAGGATTTGATCAAAAAAGATCACTTCGATCCAAATGATCGAGGCTTCTGGCCCATCCAAATGGAGATCCATTGGCTAGACAAGGATGGAAAGGATCATGCATCATGGGCAGAAGGTGAGATAAGACTTAGAATCCTTAAAGCAAATTACACTCCACTTTATACTAGCGCTGATGACTCAAACTTTGTTTGGAACTGGACCCAAGATGGGCATATTTTTAAGATGACCACGGGGGCACGAGGCTATGTCGGAAAAAACTGAAAAGGATTTACCAGAGCCTCCAGAAGAGAAAAAACAAGAGCCAAAAACCAGTGACATGATGGGAACGGAATCAATCTCTGACGTGCCCGCTGTTGCCACCTCCGCTCTTTCATTTGATTGGGGAGGACTGGTTCTATCCATCTTCACCAATGGGCTTGTAGCAAAGACTGTATCTCTTGTGGTTCTAATTCTAGGAGAGGTATTCGAGGCCAAAAAAAGAGCCAGAGAAAAAGATGAGAAGTTTATCTTAGATCAAAAATTGTTCAACGAAATTGTCGCAGCGTCTTTAGATAGGATGCTCACATCCGCTAAACAAGAATCAGGAGAAGCACGTGATGTTGAAGATCAAATGGATAAAGATAGAGAAAGGGGCTCGCTTCAATAAGAGTTATTTATGATATGATTATTCTTATTATGAGACGAAGAATAACTTTCAAAGACTCAAACAAAGAGACAAGTATTTTAAAGGAATTAACCCCTCTAATTACTACCGGGATGCTTGTTACTGGCGTCGTTATTTGGGCATTTAATACATTTGCTCAGGTGTCTTGGGTGAAAGAACAAAATAATCTTTTAATGAACACCATTGAACAGCGACATAAAGAAGCAATAGAGCGAAGCGATCTTAACCGCGATAGGGTTCTCTCAGTTTTGGGTGAGGTTAAAGAGACGGTAAAAACCATCGAAACCCGCACCTGGAGCGAGACTAAGGGTAAGAAATAATCCTCACTTAATCCATTGACATGGCGTGTAAACTTAGTTTATTAGGCCATAATAATGGAACGTATTCAAACAGAACTAGCCAAATGCCACGGTCTTGCTGTTGAGCTATCTGTTAAAATTTCGATAATTAAGGACTTTTTACGTAAAGAAACAAGCTTCGTTTCGTCAGTTGAGGAACAGAAGTGTTTATTGGGTGTAGCTTTATTATTGGAAGTCTTTGAGAAAGACGCAACTAATCTTGCTGATTTGCTCGATATGATAGACCTTGCCTCATAATGAATAATCTACAACCCGTACTTAATGGTTTTTTAATGGCTATCGGAATTATCATTGCGGCAACAATGATGAAATATCTCTTTCATTTCTCTTTTTGTTAGTAACAAAACCCCATCTTTTAGTTACTAATCGTTGCCCTTAATCACGGACAGGAAGATATGATCCAAAATCTCTTTGAATGGTCCATCCAAAAGATCATTGATCTTACGTCTTGGGTCATGCCAAAACCCCATATGTACAAAGCCGTTCGCAGTACTAATAAAGAGAAAAGAAGGGTTAAAAAACATGGCAGACGATTCAGACAATTGGATTGATTTTATTGCAATCGAGCATCATAAGAAACAAGCAAGAAATCTTAACAAAATATTGGGTCTTCAAGAAGAAATCTTTGCAAAAGCCATAGCAAAACATAGCAATGTAAATGAAAAAGAGCTAAATATGTGGGCCTTTAAACAAGCATTAAAGGAGTACAAATCTTGAAGACAAGTGAACATATTGATTTACTGGCGACAGCTCTAGCGAAGGCGCAAGGAGAAATGAAACCTGCGGTATTTGATAAGGTAAATTCGCACTTCAAAAGCAAATATGCCTCTCTTACCTCTGTGGTTGATTCGGTTAGAGAACCGTTAAGTAAAAATGGTATAGCTCTTGTCCAATCGATCTCGACTGTTGGCGACGTAACCATGATCATAACGAGCCTTATTCACTGCTCTGGACAATGGCTATCAGATGGTGGGTTCCCACTAATCTTAGATAAACAAAACATGCAAGGGATGGGCAGTGCAGTCTCCTATGCAAAAAGGTTTGGGCTCAGCGCACTTATGTCTCAGGTAGCAGACGAAGATGATGATGGAGAAGGTAGTATCGGTCGACCTAAAAAAGAAGATGATCGCAAGCCTGTAGTAAAACCTCCGGTAGTCGTTGGGATTAAACCTCCAGTTGCCGGGACAATAGAAACTCACACAGTGACCGGTGTTTGGAAAAGATTAACTGAACACTTAAAGTTAAACGATGATGAGGCTCGAGGCATTATTGTTGAGCTTACGGGTAAACAAAAAAGTGCTGATCTCTCACCTCAAGATCTAGTTAAACTAAATCAGTGGATAGAGTTTCAAACATGAAATCTAAGACAAAGCTTGGGCCAAAACTCAAATGCGGGCACCCAAAATTCGTTGTTATTGCGACGTTGAGCTACGGGTTTAACGACAAAGATAGCGCTGAAATGATGCAAGAACATCTAGATCAAGAAGGTTTTCATACCTCAATTGCTGTCCATTCTCTGGTTTGCGAGAAACCAAAGAAGAAAATCTTACGCAAGAGGCCAAAGAAAGTTAATAACTCTAAATAGAGTTAAGGTTTCTTCGATGTAATTTACTTACATTTTGATTCAGGCCACAATCGCCTCATGGACAGAGGTGAGTTCGATAATGAAATCAATAAGATCGTAGAGAAGTTTAAAGTAAAGGGTGAGGATTATTACACGTTGTCGCGGCGTGACTTCATCTTCCAAGAATTTAAGAATCTTACATCGGTACAATTTAGTATTATTGTGGATTTAGAATTACAGTCAAAGTTGATTTTACCGATCGTCACAGACTTCAGACGAGCCCTAAAAAAGATTGAGTCAGAGAAACTAAAGCGCCCACCCATAATCACAGAGCCCCCCCAAACCCCTACAAATGGGCTCAAAATAGAAGAAAATCAAAAGAAGCAGGTCTTCATAAGCCAGGGATCAGGCTGCTCAGATTGCCATGGCAGTGGCGCCGTACAGGCCACCGATGGTAAGCTTTATACTTATACTTTTAGATGCTCGTGTCAGAAGGGAAGATTGCGTCCAGAGGCATGGCCTACTTGGGGAATCCCGTACAGTGATTGGTATGTAAAAATTACATGGTAGCAAAAAGACACCACGTGATTTTACAAATAGTAAATAAAAAGAAACCCTGCTCTCTCTAAAACTTGAAGTTTTGAAGAGAGCAGGGTTATCTAATTTTGAAATTTCGGATCGCTTTATTTTTCTGAATTTCGCTTTAATGAAACTTAAGGACGACAAATCAACAAGTTTCAACGTGGACAGGACGTGCTCACTATATCCTTTTTTTCCCAACCCACGTCAAGCGTAAATCTTAAAAATAATTCACTGCGTAATTTCTTAACAATAACTTTGATCTGCAAGTCTTGGGGTCATTCAACAGTTTGGGGATTCAGATGAATATTGGATTTAGTCGGAAGAAAAATGAAAAAACGCAAGCTTCGCAATACGCATATCTTGATCGCAGGAGAGCCCTGGCGAGTGGTCCAGAGAGGCTTCCCGCCAGAGCCTTTCAACTGTTAACAGATTTAATTAATCGTATGCCTTGCGCCTTCCCAAGCATCAAGACGCTGCAAATCGATCTCAAATGGTCGAGACCAACGGTGTTTAAGTATTTAAATATATTAGAAAAGCTTGGGCATATTGTTCGATGGACACGCAAAAACCCAAATAAGCCAAAAGAGAATCTGTCTAATGTTTATCAAATCAGCCGAAAGCTGCTCTCGCCAAATAAGTTTAAACGGATGATGGAGTTTGTCACAGAAAAGATCATTAATACCATTGTGAACAAAAGTGCCAATGAACCGAAGCTTATGTCGTGGAAGCAGGGACTTCAAACGATCTCATCTCAAATTAAGATTAACTCAATTGAGGCGACTGGACTGCAAAGGATGGGGTTTAATATTTTAACTACCCCCTAGTAAAAGTTTTTGTACGGAGAAGTATTATCAAACATATTAATCTTAGATTTTTATATTTTTTGAGAAAAGAAACGAAGACATAAACCCCTAGAAGATGGTTTTATCCTAGATATGATATTCAAAAATATAACCTGGCTAACCTATATGGCTATGCTGATAGGATTGCTTATGACTTATGGATCAACGAGAAACCCAACATTCATCTCTCTATTCATTATCTTGCTAGTGACAAAGAACCTTCTGGGGCAACTAAAAGAGCCATCCCATGACAAGTTCTAGCCATCAGGAGATGCTAACCTTCTTTATTCTATTTACAGCCGTCTGGGGGGTTGTGGCCGCAGCCATAGCGGCTCTTGTAATCATTGCGACTAGGAGATAACAAAGTGTTCTACGTGGAACTTTTATTGACAATGCTTTTAATTGGATTGTCAGCCGTCGGCTGCTCAAGATCAAAAGATCACGTAATACTTTCCAACGGTAAGAGAGTTGACTGCAATATCTATTATTCTGGGGGATGTGTATATTTAACCGAATGTGAGGATGGACATTTATATCAGTGCGTAACGAATTTTGAGGTGATCGATCCATGATAGATAAAAAAATAGGTGGCAAATGTCCTAACTGTTCCTCTGAACTTAGGATTAGCATCGCTAGTGGATCTATCAAAGTTTATAAGCCGAGGAAGAATAGTAATCCTTTGATACCGGCCCGTGTTACTTTTCTCTCATGGCAAAAGACAAGGACGTCCCAGCTTGGATTGATATCCCAAAAGATGAGGTCGAAAAATGTAAGGCTATCGCTCAGAAGGTAGCAAAGAACTTAGGCTTCCCTCATCTAACCGATGATCTTGCCCAAGAGTTCATCATCTCTAAGGCTAAGGGCCAAAATAGAAACTGCAATCATGTGTTCATCGATATCTTAAGGCTCGAGTTCGGTAGGTTTGAAAAATCTGCGAAGAAGGTATTGCTGAATTCCCACAGTCACTCTGTTTACGCAGACAAATCGAAGGCCTCGTTTGGCCATGGTGATGGACACGCTCTTAATTTGATCCCTGATAAGCATACTCATATTGATACGGACCCTTTCTATTGGCTGATCGAACGCATGGATAAGCTATCTGAGAGAGAAAGGGCAATGCTATATTTGTATTTTAAGGTGGGCTTAAACGGCAAAGAGCTTTCGCAGTGCTTCGGATTAAGTGAACCAAGAATAGGCGAGATCTTAAAGGCCTTGATTGAGAATTTAAAAACGGTACTTGAGCAAAGCTGAATAATCAGGTGTTAAACCAAAGAAAATAAGATAGTTCCTTAAATTAAGGAGACTATAAAATGGCAAACAAAAAAACAGCATCATCAAATACGACTTCTGGATCTAAGAATAATCACGCATTAGTTAAACGTTATGTTCGTGAGCTTTCATCTGCTCAAAAGTTCATCTCAAAATTCATCACAGGCATTGACCGTGCCGATGTACCAAAGAATGTTCGAAGCGTAGTACTTAAAGAAGCAAAAGTTGTTAGTGGCTTAATCGCACGTTTACTGCGCACAGCCCCAAAGAGCTTCTTGGTCGTGGCTAAGACGCCAACGACTAAGACTGCGGTTAGACGTCGTAAAGTTTCTGCTGTTACGACACAGAGTTCTGCTGTTTAATGAGGCATGACCAAGAAGACCTCGTTAAGCAAACCTAAAAAAACCGAATCAGAGGTAGCTCTCTCAAAGTATCGAGAAGCTATCTCTATTTTAAAAAAGCATATAAGCGATAATCTAAAGTGCCATAGCTACTCAGACCTTTGCACCTGTGAGGGCTGTATAATCATCCGTAAGGCCGAGGCGCTTACATCTTGATCTATCACTACCTTCCCTTCATAGCTAAGAAGAGATGCCAGCCTAAGCGGTATCCGATCATGATCACGGACAAGGCATCCAAAGTCACATGCCTTGTTTGTAAGCTAGCGCTTGGTCCACTCATAGATAAGGAATTTTTCTGGATCGATGAGGGTCAATTCGATAAGAAGGTCAAATGAAAATCTTCTTAGGTATAATCGTGGGATTATTGTTCTTAACCTTCCTGTTATGGCAAGTCGCGGCCTGGATGGTTAATGACTCACACTCGGTACGTGCCTTTTTATCAGGCATCATTTGTTTGCTTTCAGCGTTTGGGCTTATCCCTATATTCATTGGGTTAGAAAAAGAGAAAGATCGCTACGATCAATAAACTACCCAATACCTGAACGACTAAGTCATTGATTTCATCTCACGCCTAATCTATAAAATCTTAAGCTCTAATATAATAATCACTAACGGTTGCTTTCTTTCTACAATTTCTTAGTGGGGTCTCCACTTAAGAAGCCCCGCCTCCCTTAGATCTAGTGAATCATATCTCGGGGAGGCGGATATATCTCCTGCCTAAGCCAGCGACAAATGATCTTGATTAAATAAAAGAAATTTAATTGCCTATTTCTAAACTCATGTAAACTTTTTGTTAGTGGAAAAAAAGAGCAAGCAAGCTAAGAGACTTAGTCGACAAAAAGACGAGCCATCTAAACCTAGATTGTCTCAAGGCGAGCTCGCTCTGATATCTGAGAAGGCAAAAAAGTTTGATCCCAAAGCCACTAAAGAGAGCTGCATTGCTGATCTAAGGCGTGTTCAAGACTTAAACCCCTTCAAAGTGATCTCTAGAAACTTCTATAGGCATCACGGTAAATACTCAGACTCGACCTGGAACCAGTGGGCAGGCACATTTCATGAGTTTAAACGACAAGCGAAACTTGAGCTAACCCGCGATCAGCATGCCTTTGAGAGGAAAATTGCAAAGCATGCATCCCTTGATCACTATCGAAACTTCTATAAAGAAGAGATCCTTCCCTGGCATGGGAAATATACTCAGACAAGATCTGAAAAAGGAAGGTTTCGACAGATCGCAGTAATCTCTGATCTCCATGACGAAGAGCTTGATCAGTTCGTCTTTGGCGCCTTTCTAGATGTCTGTAAAAATAGACAGCCAAATCTGATTGTTCTTAATGGAGACCTATTTGATAACCCGGAATTCTCTAAATATCAGATAGATCCTAGAACCTTTGATATCAAAAAAAGGTTCAACTTCGTCCATGACAAGATCCTAGCCCCCTTAAGGCTCGCGTGCCCTAATGCTCAAATCGATTTTATCATCGGAAACCATGACTGGCGCATCATTAAAGTGCTTGCAGACAAGACTCCCCACATCAGAACCCTGCTCTCAGACGTCATGGGCCTATCTCTAGCTGACGTATTTGGCCTAAAGCAGTTTGAGATCAATCTGATCGCTAAAGTGGATCTATCGGCCTTCAGGAACACCGACATAAAAGAGGAGCTTAATGAAAATTTCCAGATCTATTATGATCGGTTTGCTTGCAGCCACTTTAAGAATCTTAAGCTTGGAGTGTCAGGCACGTCAGGTCACACTCACCACCCTCATCAAAATACTTTTGCGTCCTTACCCATGGGAAAAATGACCTGGACCACAACTGGATGTGCTGCACAAACCAGGATGGAATATACCGATGGCATGGATGATGCTGTAAACTCCTTTCTATTCGTCACAATCGATACCGATAAAATCCAAGACTCCGTATCCCCGGAACACCACATCATTACAGGCGATCATGTGATGATTGATGGGAAGATCTATACTAGAAAATAATTGCAAAAAGCAGGGCGTATATCCATTGAAGGATGGTTCCCATGGCCTATCTTCGGATTTATGGTGGCCGGGGTCCAATAACCTCTGTTAAGGGAGGGATTGAATGCGAATTTGGATATATGGAGCTGCGGGGGTCCATACTTTTGTTGAAAATTTCGCGATGATCTGAGAGTCATTTTTAAAGAAGATGCCTTCCATGGCATCCATAACCGCTTTCTCGAAGTTGTCGAGATCGGGTTTCACGCTTGGATACTTAAGCCGGTTAGATTTGGGTCGTACAAGACCAAATTCTAAGGCGAGCTGTAGAGGACCTTCCAGTAACTCCGTCGGTCTGTGCGGGCCCAATAGCCACTTGAGATCCGTTTCGTAGCTGCGAGTGTCTTCAGGCGTATATGCATGCCGAGAGTTAAAATTAAACCGTGGCCTGCCTTTAGGCTTTGGCTCGATTTGAATTCTAAATTCGATAAGCAATCCATCCATGGTTATCGAAGAGTTTGACACAACTTGGTCTAGAGTGTTTAAATATTTAATAGTAAATTAATAAACCCATGGATGGGGGATAGATCTTTGTCAGCACGATGCTTGAAATGTCGCAGCGAGTTTAATCGCGCTGCAAGTGAAGACAAACTCTATTGCCAATCCTGCCAAAAGCAAACAAAGCAATCCGCTAAAGCGGAGGCTTCAACTCAGCGAACGCTGCAGACGGAGCTAGAAAAGGTTAAAGTAGATGGCAAGGATGCGCGTCGACGTAACAAAAAATCAGATCGTTGGATCAAATAACCATAGGCTAACCCATGCCTAAGGGAACAAGACTTACTCCGCTCACTCAAAAAGACTTAGATGAAATCGCAGTCATGTCAGGCCTTGGATTAACCGTAGATAAGATAGCGGCAATCAAGGGCAGATCTAAGAGAGCCTTTGAGATGGAAGCTAAGAAAAACGAGAAATTGCAATGCGCGTTATTAAAAGGACGTGCAGAAGCTGAGCGTAAAATGTCTACAGCGCTCTTTGAAGCTGCAGTAGATAAAGGCAATGTCACGGCAATGATCTTCTGGCTTAAATGTAGGGCAAACTGGAAAGATGTTAGCGGGATTTCTATTCAAACCGGCGCTGATGGCGATTCTAAGGCACAATCTAAACTTATTATTGATCTTTCTGGCAAAGGCATTGAACCTAAAGAGTAATGAAAAAGGTTAAATTGAAGAAAGATTCGCATATTACAAAAAGGAGTTTCAATAGAGCGGATTTGCTTGAACACAAGTTCCAGTTAATGGCCGCTGAGACAACTCATTTTTGGTCATGTCGGCATTGCGATGAGCGGGGCCTGTGTTACGTTGATGTAGATTATTGCAGCAGTTGTGCAAGGCTCATCGAAAAGGAACTCATCGAGAAGGCTTTGAATATGAACGGAGAATTACTGCACTGAGACTTAAAAAGAGTATGGAGGCTCTTTAAGTTATGGCCAATGGACCGACTCATTTCATTTATAAGTACGCAAACAGAAAACTTTATTCAAAAGCATTATCTCAGACCTGTAACATTAGAGACATAGAGCTCTGGGTTAGACATGGTGAGAACATCGTCGTGATCGACAACAAGACTCAGACCGATATCACCGACAGGATATTCCTCCAGATAGCTTTCAATAAAATTACTAGAACCTCATCACCATCAGAGCTTGCCTCTGTAATCAGACAATATGGGACGGTAGGGAATATGATCTTGAAATTGAGGGTCGTATGATCTTTAGGTCCGACATTGAGCCAATCGCGAAAGATTATTTATCTCGGATGCTCGTCCCATATCCCGCCGCCTTACGCTATCTGTTAACCCCTGCCCTATTTAATAAGTATCTTGAGATGACTCAAAATAAGATCATAGCAATGGATATGTATTTTGCGTCTAAAGGGGTTGCCTTAAATAGGGATATCATTAAACGCTTTATAGAAGACACAATCGAAGGGTATGCAGATACGATCTTAAAGAGGCTAGATGAGTATAAAGACGTGATCGATAGGTCTAATCCGGATCAGACAAGAGTACTTGTCGACGACAAGTAATGCGCTATAAAGCTTTTGATAAGCAGATCCCGTTTCATCTATCTAAAGCACGGATAAGAGCAGCCCTGGCTGGAAAACGTGGTGGCAAGACTGAATCGGGAGCTATTGAAGCGATCAAATTCTCTGAGCAAAAGATAGGTTATCAGTACCCGGCTGTTGATCCATATCTTGGGGCCATCATTGCCCCAACTACTGATATGCTTCGAAATCTATCGCTTAAGAAGTTCCTGCTCTATTCTAAGGACTTCGTTCAAACGCATCATAAGACCAATAACAAGATCGTCTTTGAGAATGGATCAGAGATCTTAGGGATGAGCGCTGATAAGCCATCCCGCCTAGAGGGACAGAAGCTTTATTGGGCCTGGCTTGATGAGATATTCCAGATGAATGAGCAGACCTTCTTAGAGGTGATGGCCCGAGTTGCAGATAGTGTAGGGTACATTTGGTGCACTGGCTCTCTTGGAGTTCAGTATCAGAACCCAAAGAATCACTGGGCTTGGAAATACTTTAAAGATCGTCCGATGGAAGGGACCGAAGTATTTGAATGGACCACGGCTGACAATCCACACATCTCAAGAAAAGAGCTTCAGAGATTAAAAGAGACTCTTGATCCAAAGACCTATCGTCAGATGTTTGAGCTTGATTGGAACGTTCCTGGATCAAACCTTGTCTATGATGATTTCGATGAGGGTAACGTGATCAAAGGGTATGTCTATAACCCAGCCCTTGAGACATCGGTTTGTATCGATTGGGGATGGACCCATCCCATGGCCGCTTTGTTCTTTCAATACGATCCACGGTCAAAGAGAGTGACATTATTTGATGAGATTGTGGGATCTAAGATCACATTAGAGCAGCTATGGGATAGAATAGTATCTAAAGGATATAAAATAACTCATTGGTATTGCGATATCGCAGGGAATCAAGAGCGAGAGCAATCGGGTTATTCCAATATCCGTTGGTTTAAGGAAAAGCATAACGTAAGCTTTCGTTATTCATCGAGTGCGATAACTTATGGTGTTAGTGTCATGAGATCGTGGATTAAAAATGGGCTTGGGCAGAGAAATTTCGTCATTGATGAAACTAAATGCCCAAAATCATTAGATGGTATCAGAAATTACTCCTATCCCGAGAAGGATGGGCAAATCGTAAATGAACTTCCGATTAAAAAGGACGATGACGCTATGGATTGCGCTCGGTATTACTTTATTAATCGGCACGACCCACGTCACGCGACCCCAGAGATCAATACCTTTGGGCGATTTGATGGATGGAATAAAAAATAAACTGGAGGCCGAATGGATTCGGTTCAAGACTTAGATAAAACAGGGTTAACCAACGAATATGGCGAGATCGATATCAATCAGCCGCGAGCCATTGATAAGATCTTAGCTGAGATTAAAGGGCAGTCTGAAGTTACGCGTAGAGCCGAAGCCCTAAAGCGCCACCTGGTTTACAAAGACGGCGGCAAGCGCTTCTTATTAGAGCAGATCAGACGCGAGTTTAATGAAGACGCAATCGATGAGATGCGACTTGTTCCAATCAATTTGCTAAAGAAGATCATCAATAAGAGATCATCTCTGTTTAGAAAGCCTCCGGTTAGAAGGACAGATCTTGATTCTGATCAGGCCCTGATGGATTTCTATGTTGATGAATTAGACATCAATCAAGTAATGCAGAAGGCAAATAGATATTTCTCACTTCTTTGCAACGGCATCATTTATGTGCTTCCCGATGGCAAGGGCTCACTTAAAGCCTCGGTCATCCCAAGCTATCTCTATTCGATTGTCCCAAATAGGATAGATCGCTGTAAAATTGACACCTATGTGCTTAATGCGTTTGTCGAAGAGCATAGACTCTTTGCAAGTGATGATATCCCAAGCGCTACCGGTCGCCAGGGCTACTCAAAGAACGTGGGTTACACCCAAGGTTCAAGTGACCTTGTAGCATCTAACGAGCACAACTCGGACCAATCAAGGCAATGCATTTTCTGGTCTGATAAATACCATTTCACGACCAATGGAGATGGGAACAAGATCTTAATGCCTGATCAAGAATCCGATGAGCATGGACTCGGACGTAAACCCATTGTGAACTTTGCTAAAGACCGTGACAATGAGCCATGGGAAGTTCAAGGCGAAGATCTAATTGATCTCACTATGGCCATTCAATCTGGCTGGACTGACGTGATGAGCATCGCAAAGCACCAAGGGTTTGCTATCTTAACTGTCGTAAGCGAGGAAGAGCCAACTAAGCTTGTCATAGGCGTCAATAAAGCTATCTGGCTTAAGCAGAATAAAGATGGCCCGACCCCTTCTATTGATTACAAATCATCATCGTCAAACCTTGATCAATATAAGGACCTGCTAAGTGAGTTACTTGCACTCCTACTATCGACTAATGATATGAATCCAAGCTCCATTGGTGGGGCAATGAAGTCTCAAAGCTTCTCCTCTGGGTTTCATGCTCTCATTGAAATGGCAGATACTCTTGAAGCTAGAGAAGAGGATAAGCCTGCGATGATGGCAACGGAGAAGGATCTCTGGGATGTGATCAAGACATGGCACAACAGACTATATGACGTTGGTATGGGCGACCTAGGACTAAGTGATGAGGCCTATGCATTGGGTAAGTTCTCAGATGATTTCGACCCACAGATTACATTTAGCGAAGTAAAGCCAATCGAATCAGAGCAGGAACGAATAGGCGTTGTGCAATCGCTTATGGGCCTAAGGCTCATGACAAGGCAAGATGCGATGAAAAAGCTCTATCCCGACCTAACTGACGATCAAATCGATCAAAAGCTTAAAGACATAGATCAAGAAGCCATGGATCGAATGAAATCAGCGCAAGATATGATGGGAGCTATGGGGTCAATGCCAGGACAAGCACCAGGTGCGGGATCTGCAGCAGGAGCTCCGCCTCCTATTCCTCCAGATCCAACATCTAGACAAGCCGAACAAATTAACGAAGCTCAAGCCGGGGAGACTGCGGTAGCAGACGCATGACCATGGAAGGTTAGGCATGGCTCAGCCATTGAGCCCTCCAGCGGCGTGGTCCCGAGCCGTGCCGCTTCGGGACACCCTATTTAGGGTATAATGCTATAATGCGTTAATAGAGGGAATAGATCGGATGGCAAAACCAAAGAGCACATATAAGCCCAATCTTTTGTCCTATGTCTTTGACCCGTTTGAAGACGTTAAGATTAAGGACCCGGCCCTAAAAGATAAGGCTGCAAACGAGATCGCAGACTATCTCAAAGAGCAGGTGCTAAGCTTTGTAGGTGACGGTAAAAGCCCGGTTGCGGGGTATGGAAAATTCAAAGCTCTATCCAGTGACTACAAAAATGAGAAAAAGAAGATTGCTGGTAACACGAACCCTAACCTTGAGTTGCATGGAGATATGCTTGACGCTCTTAATGTCGAAGTGGATGGATCTTTGGTATCTCTCACGATCGAGGGCGACCAAGCCGAAAAAGCAGACGGGCATTGTAAGCTTACAGGTCGAGAAAATGCGGCCCTTCCAATGAGGCGCTTTATCCCAGGGGCTAAAGAATCATTCAATAAGTCTATCCAATCCGGGATAGATGCTATCGTAGAGAAGTATGCTTCGAAAGATAACTACTCAAGCTCTGACGATAGCGAGAACACATGAAACCAAGCTTTAAGCGAAGCTCAAGCTTTAAGCTCCCAAAGATCCCAGACAAGGGGTTCATGGGCGCTGATGATGCTAAAAAGCTAGGAGACTTAGTCATAGCTGAGATGAAAGATCTCATTTCAAAGGGCATCTCACCGATTAGAAAGTTTGGAAGGTTTCCTGAGTACAAAGCCGTCACAGGATCAAAGGTTTTATCAAAAGCCGCAACCAAAGCATCTAAGTCTGGCGATAAAGTTGGCGCTAAGGTCATGAGAGAGCAGTCAAAAGATATTAAAAAGCGCGGCTATCCCTATTCAGTGCAGAAGAAATTCCCAGAAAAAGGAACGCGTCCAGTCAACTTAAAGCTTACTGGCAATATGCTGGCTCATTTGAAGGCCGATCCAGTTAAGGGCTCTATGGGATTAGTTCCCAAGATTTCATATTCTGATGCTGCATCTAATGAAAAAGAACTAGGCCATAGAGTTGGCGCTAATGGTCAACCAATTAGGCCAACGATACCTATTGATGGAGAGGAACCCGCAGTAAGTTTAACCCGCATTATTGAGAATGCTCTCAATGACGCTATTGGAAAGTTTTACAAGAAAAAATAACTTATCAGGGTTAGTGTTCTAACTGCCCTGACAAGATAATGCGTCGACATGGTTGTTGACGCAGCATTGAAATCACCTATCATGGAGGAAAGACTAAACGTGTCTACACCTATTCTGGGAGCGAACGCTCCAAAGCCTGCTGCGAACGCAGATGGCAAAGCTCAAGATAACCAAAACCAAAGTCTAAATATGTCTGAAACAGATGCCGCAAGTTCGAATGAACCAAGCGCAGACGATTCAGAACCCAAAGAGGACTTTAACAAGCGATTGCTTGATGAGTCTAAGGAATGGAAGCGCAAAGCATTAGAGAATAAGCGAGAGCTTGATCTCATTAAGCGCTCCAAGATGGAAGCCGAAGGCAAAGTCAAAGAGCTTTGGGAACAAGATAAATCAAAGATTCAAAATCTTGAGAAAAAGTTACTCAGAAAATCAGTTGAAGATACGATCAAGGGAGCAGCCCAAAAAGCAGGATGCACGAACGTTCAAATGCTCATGCGTCTAGCTAAAATGGAAATGCTAACGATCAATCAAACAGATGATTTTGAGTTCGAAGTGTCCGGTGCAGACAGTCTAGTTGAGGAAGTAAAAAAAGAGCTTCCTGATCTGTTTCGTTCAGCAAAGCCTGTGAGTGTAAACCCTGCAGTTCCAGGGGGGCCATCAGGACCTAGGGATGTGGATCAGAATTCTTTTTGGAAATTGCCGGGATCAGAACGGCAAGACGTTTGGGCTCAAGCCTACAAAAAGCTTAGAGGTGAGTAGCCTTTCAAACGCAATATAAACACGGACATAAATCTAATACCCAAGGAGGGTAAACATCATGGCTGATGTTATTACACAGAAGTCTTCTGTATCGGCAACGATTCAGCAGTTAGTTTCTTCACAAGTTCAAATGGTTCTAGTTGCAAACGTAGTCGTTCCTGGAACGATCACTGATTATCCTGCAGGTCCTGGGATGGATACTTTAAAGATCCCACGTATCGGCAAGTTCACTGTTGCTACCAAGGTTGCTGCTACTGCAGTTAGTGCTCAAACCAACGTTGCATCAACTGACGATCTCGTATTGAACCAACATAAAGTTGTTCAATTCTTGGTTGAAGACATTGCTGGCGTTCAATCGAACATCGATGTCATGGGTCAGTATTTGGAACAAGCTGGAAAAGACATGGCAGTTGAAATGGACAACTATTTCATCGGCATCATGGCTGCAGGCGCATCCGCTGCTGCTCCAGATCATCAGTTGGCTTTCGCATCTGGAACTGCACTTACAAAAGCAGACATTCTTTTGGCACGTCAGCGCTTAAATGAGCAAAACGTACCACAAGATGAGCGTTGTTGTTTGATCAGCCCAGCCAATGAAGCTGCGATCTTGAGCATCCAAGAATTCACACGTGTGAACGAAGCAGGCAGTGCTGCAGGACTTCGAAATGGCGAATTCGGAAAACTGTTTGGCTTCACTTTCTTGCTCTCGACTCAAGTCGCAGATGCAGGAAGCTTGTTCTATCACAAGTCTGCAGTAGCTTCGGGCCGTCAGATTATGCCTAAAGTTGAATACTTCAGAGACGTCCCTATGCTTGCAGATCGTTGGAGCATCAGCCACCTCTATGGCGGAAAGATTCTTGATTCTGGAAAACGCATCGTAGAAATCGGTACTGCGTGATCCTTAGTCTTTAGTCGATTAATGAGAGATGCCGGCAATGCCTAGAATACGGCATCTCTCATTGATCAAACCTTGGAGGGCATGCCTTTGAGCGCATCCGAAATGGTGCCTTTAGTGGTGAGAGCAAAAACCGCTGAAGAGCTGTCTCTAAAAATAAAAAAACTTCAAGCCATGGCAGGTGCGAAGCTCTCAATTGTTTGCATTATACATGCTGCAGGTGAAAAAGAGCCGCATCTTTGTTGGTACTATCCATCCGGGTATCTTGGGACGGGACTCTTCTAATGACTCTGTCAAAAGACCGAGGCGATCGGGAGTATAATAAGTTCGTTGAAGACTCAGTAGGCGATACATGCGTTAGAACTTTAGAATCTCGTGATTCGTCACAAATTGCAGGCCTCTATAAGGGCCAAATTTTATCTAATAGCGTTGCGTCAGTACCTGCAGATAGCGACACACTGCTTCTCAATTTAACTGTCGGTGCAGGCGAAACCTACATAGGGGATATCTCAGCTACTGGAACGGCTGACGGGATCTATACACTTCGGATCGATGGGCTTTTTGCCTCTCAAAGACGAACTGCATGGAACGATAGAAACGCTATTTTTAAGTTTCAGTTTTTAAAACTAACCGCAGGGCAAGTCATTACTTTGCACGTCACTCACGAAGAGGATGTGGCTCAGGATTATAGTGCCGATCTAATTTATATTGAGGCTTAAAGTTTATGGATAAACTAGAATTAAAAAAACTCAAAGTTGAGCTCTTAAGGATTGATGCCGTAGTCGGCGATAGAGAGCTTGCCATTGAAGAAAAGCTGTCCGAGATCGAGCGCATTAAAGACCACATTAATCTTCAAATGATTCGACGTGAAGAAATACAAAACAAAATAAACTCCCACGGAGGGGATAACAAATGAGTGACTATAAAAAACCACAGCCAGTGATGACAAAAGGCGATGCCGAAGAATTACTCAAAGCTCGTCTAGCCGACGGCGTTGATGGAACTTTGCTTGGCCAAATCGATTCAGATAAAAACCTTCATGTTGAAATGCATGGAAATGATCCAGCTGCCGTAGATCACGTACTTCGCGTAAGTGAACTTGGTGCTCTGACTCCAGATGGCGTTTACCACGCAACGAACAACACCAAGCCTGGTAACATGGGCGTAATCGTTTCTCAGCGTGCAACAACTCCTGGTGATTCAGATCAAATCAAACACGTGACTGCAGTATCCCTTGCAACCGTTCATGCAATGGATGTCTCGCTTCATGACGAATTGGGTGCTGCTTATAGCGAAGCAAACCCAATGCCAGTAACTTTGGTTGGCAATGAAGGAACCGAAGTAAATGCTCCGTTCACATCTGCTAACGTTGCAGTCGATGCAACCGTTGACTTTGATTATACTGTCACTGCTCTTAAGACCTTGAAGCTCTCTCAAGTCATGGCGTCAGGATCGAGTGCAATGCGTGTTGATGTCAGTGCTGAAACGGCTGTTGCTTCAGGCATTTTCACACGCTTATTCACACAGTTCTCAAGCCCAATTATGAAGAACTTAGTATTTGATCTTAAAGAAATCGTATCTCAAGTTGCAGGCGCTAAAATACGAGTAAGCGTAACTAACCAAGACGAAGCACAACCATTTGATGTGTTTGCTACGATTTCAGGTCACGAAATTTAGTCTAAGGAAGGTGCCATGGCCGATCTAAAAGAAAAGAAAGCATCGCAAGCAGTTAAGGTCGTTGGATCTAATTCAACTGGCACCGAAGATACTTATGTGGAAGCCACTACGGCCGGTGGCTTCCATACCAATCTCAGAAACAGTGCCGGAACTGAAATAGCAACCGCTGCAAATCCCGCTAGAGTCGATCCCACGGGCACTACCGCGCAACCGGCATCTCAGGCTGGTACTTGGAATATCACTAACGTATCAGGAACCGTAAGCCTTCCCACAGGGGCATCGACCTCTGCTAACCAAACAACGGAGATCACATCTCTCCAGATTATTGACGATATCCCTCATGCTCAGAACGCCGCTTTAAGCAAAGGCGTTCCAATGATGGGACAATTAGATGATTCTGCAACTATTGCGGCAACGGAAGACTCAGTCGCAGTGGCTAGGATTACAGCTCAAAGAGCTGTTCATTCTAATTTAAGAAACAATGCTGGGTCAGAAATAGGCGTTGCCGGGACACCACTTCGCACAGATCCCACGGGTACAACCCCGCAGCCGGCATCTCAGTCAGGAACTTGGGACATTAACAACATCTCAGGCACCATAAGTTTGCCCACGGGAGCCGCTACAGCCGCAAATCAAGCAACACAAATTACAGCTCTTCAAATAATCGATGATATCCCTCACGCGCAAAATGCGACCCTAAATAAGGGTGTCCCAATGATGGGGCAATTAGATGATACATCCACAACGGCTGCGACTGAAGATGCGGTAGCCGTAGCTCGCATCACAGCCCAAAGAGCTATTCACTCTAATTTGAGAAACAATGCAGGTACTGAAGTCGGCACCGTTGCAGCACCACTGAATGTTCAGCTTGGTGATGGAACCGACACTCAAGGTGTTACTACAAATAAAGAAGCAAAAGTTGTAGATGGCCTAAGAAATGGCGGAACTCAAGGTGCTATCGCTACAACTACAGCAAACGTAGCTATTGAAGCAAAAGTTGGCGGGGCAAGACTTACCAACAGAAAACTTCTAGTGATCACAGTCCTTGATCCAAACGTTTATTATGGCTTTGATAATACGGTGACCGTTTCAAGCGGGACGCCAGTTGCAAACAACCAAGTTTTAACGTTTTCAATAGATGCTGATAGTACATTTCAGATCTGGCTAGTGAGCGCTAGCACTAATAGAAACTTTAGAATTTTAGAGTGTCCATAATGGCAAGTAAAATATTTAACGCATCAGCTGTCGCCAGAGCAACACCATTTGATAATTCAACTAATGGGTTTGCCTCGACCAATGTTCAATCAGCTATCGAAGAGCTCATAACGGTTGCGAACATTGCACTCTTCTTAGGCGATGGATCAGATGGCGATGTCGCGCTCTCTAGCGGGACGACAACACTTACTCACACGATGTTTTATAATTCCCTGACATTAACGGGCACCGCGATCATAAATGCCAATGGGTATGCCATTCATGTAAGGGGCACATGCTCAATTGCAGGATCAGCTGTAATCCAAAACTTAGGTGGTGCCGGCGGAAACTCTACTGGAAATACGGTAACAGGTGCCGGCGGTTCTGCGGCTCCAGGTGTTGACTATGGCGTAAGTCTTGCCGGAGTTGGCGGAGGTCCTTCTGATCATGTTCAAGGGGGTCTTAGTGCTGCATGGTCTGGGTACGGTGGCGCCGGTGGCGCTGGTGGTGCGGGTGGGGCAGTAACGATATCTCCCGGCGGTCTTGCCGGAACAGTCGGAGCTCATACTTATTTCCCAGAAAAGATCGTACGACGCGATCACACCATGAATCTGTCTTATAAAGACGCAGGACAAGGCGGCGGAGGCGGCGGTGGTGGTCGTGGCGGTACAGGCGGAGATGGCGCGGGATCAGGCGGCGGTGGTGGTGTAGTCATTATCTTTGCAGATACATTTTTAAACACAAGCTCTCTTGGGGTCTCAGCTAAGGGCGGAGTAGGCGGCAACGGTGGAAACGCCGTAAGCGGCAACGCAGGTGGTGGAGGCGGAGGCGGCGGAGGTGGCGGAGGCTTTATCTATATCATAGGGCTTGATGTCACTCTAGGTACAATCTCTGTTGCAGGTGGCGCAGGTGGTACTGGAGGAACTGCAACTGGAATAGGTTCCCCCGGAGTCGCGGGGACAGCAGGCTCGTCTGGACATTATTCAGTTTATTCAGCCCGAACTGGCTCATGGACGGTGCTCTAATGGAAACTAGAAATATCTTAGATCCAAGCTCAGCAGTGATTGGAACAATGACCATGCCGGATGGGACAGCCGAACCTATATGGACAGCCGCTCTTGCGATTTATTCAACGAATAATCCAGTTGCGATATCAGCTCCAGTGCTTGAAGCTTATACCGCAACTGCAACAGGAGATGTGACGATTAGTAGCTCAACGCCTACTACAATTACTTCAATGGCCCTAACTCCTAAGCCTGGCAGGTATCTCGTTTTATTTAATGCAGATATTTATACCGATGGTGCAAGTGCAGCTGGAGAATACGGGATTTATATCGATGATGTTTTGCAGGTGGAAACCAAGCGAGCAATCTTCTGTAACCTTACTCTTATTGGGGGTTTAGTTACCGTGTCATTAAATAGAATTTCTGTCGGCACAGCAGTTCACGGTCAATTTGATCTAAACGGAGTTCAGGTCGTTGATGTAAAGTTTAAAAGTACAAATGGCGGCACAATAGGATTTAGTGATCGGGTTCTAAAGACAGTTAGGTTGAAATAATATGAATACCATAGCCCTTGATTGGAAATCATTTTCGGTAAACTTAGACACGGTTAGGGCTTATTTCAAATCGGCTCTTAGCTCTAACTTTGATGGGCTATTTGCAAATGACCAAAACCTAAGTGTGATATTTTTATCAGACATCTCAGATGCTGATGCTGCAATAGTATCGGCTTATTGGGCATCCCTTAATGAGCATAGCTTTAATCCAACAGCTGGGCAGATTACGATAGCAAAGCTTAATCAAGCAACAGCATTTGGATGCCAAATGGTTGTCGATGCTGCTGTAACTCATATGAGCTTAGGCGTAGTTCAAGCCGGTAAAACTAAGGCTGTCGCAGATTACTTTAGGGATTTGAGATATTATCTGCAAAACGGAGCTCTTTACGCAGCTCTTGAAGAGATAGCTCTTCTGGAAGCAGGAGACATCCCATCTGATCTAGCCCCATTTGTGACTGCGGATAAGATCCATGCGGCTAAGAATAAAATACAGGCCTTCCTCGGGATAACTCCCACATGAAAAATGGAGATAAGAGATGAGTTTAATTCGATCCAAATCAACACGCGTGATCTTCTCTGACAATGGGACACTAAGTGATCTCACTGAACAGTGCAGATCATGGGATGGCCCTGCGGCGACAATCCCTGCATGGATTGCAGCAGAAGATGCTCTTTATATAGGCCAACCCCATAAGTTTAACTCAAGATACGTATCGATCTTAACAGGCAACACCGGAGTCACAGGCTCTGCACCTATTGACGAAGTTCAAGAGCTAAGTTTCTCAGCCCTTCCAACTAGCGGGAACTTTCAATTAAGATTTAACAGCATCGATACAGGGCTTATCGCATTTGACTCAGATGCAACCGATATTCAAGCAGCTCTAAATGCCATCATACCAATCACGGGCATGGAAGTGGCTGGAGACTTTTCAGTTGGCTTTGAACTTCACTTCACAGGCTCTGATGGCGGCAAGCCACAGAATTTAATAACGGTTATCAATAATACTTTAGTAGATGTTTCGCTAGCGCCAATCACTCCACTGATCGTACAAACACAAGCTGGCGCATATGCAGTAGAGCCATCCCTTTCAGGTCCTCTAGGATTTGAATATTGGTCACAAGCTGGATGGGTAACCTTTGATGACATCTTAGATGAGACAAATGGACTCAATAAATCGGGCTGGATCCAGTGGGAAGAAAAGCCTGAATGGGCAAAACAACCACCCTCTAGTATTACCGGATTATCAACTCTGCCTAAAAAAGAAGAACTCTATTGGATTCGCCTCACTCTATCAGTTGATGCATCCCCAATTGCCATCCAAGCAATCAAATTTCTTCTCTCCGATGATCGAAAGGTTACTCAGATCTATCCAGAGATCATGAATTATCTTCCCAAGGGTCAAACAACTCTTCTGCCGCAGCATGAGTTAGCAAAAGATGCAATAGTTGCTCATCTTATTAAATCAGGTCTCATTGCTTATGAAGAGCAAATTAAAGTCCCAGATGAATGGCTCATATGTGCTTCTTACAAGGCTATCGAAATTCTGCTCACCCCCATTGCTAGAGATGAGGAGATGAGAAAGATCGTTGAGGCCATGGCAACGGGCTATGAAATGACAAGACCTGATCATGCCGCAAGTCTTGATATCGATAGATCAGAGGACTTAGATTCATTTGAAAAAGAGCCAGGATTTTTGGGCTCAATTCCGGTGTATAGACGATGAGTAAAAAGCATAACGTCGTTAAAGTACTAAAAAGTGGGCAAGCCTTAATCAAAGCGGCATTAGGGGCAGAAGCTATCCAAATGCCCTTCCAGTTTGATGCGGATAACTTAAACGATTTAAGATCTCTTGAATCAGCCTTTGATATGCACCCATACGATGCAAGTCAGGTCTATATTATCGATCAAAAGCTAAACGTTGAGCAAGACTTCGAAGTAACTCTTACTAAGAGGACCTTCGTGAGGCAAAATGACGATGATATAGAAGGTCGAATCTTCGATATGTATGACTCATGTGCACAGATCATGGACTCTTTCTGCAACCGAAAGCTTGATTTAGTGGGCATCGTTCAGAAATGCCACATGACGTCGATGAGCAAGCCTGAGAAATTAGGCGATGGTCGGGATGTTTGGTCAATTAAAATGATGTTCAAAATTCGATATTTGGTATTCTAATAACAACTGAAAAGATTTTCAATAGAACCCCCATGGTTGGAGGTTCACGAATCTCAAGGAGGATTTCATGGCAGGTTCATCAGCTACGATCAATGGGGGTGATTTTCAATTATGCCCAATGATTGTTACTTATAAGGGTTTAGACTTAGGCGGAACAAAAGGTGGAGTTAGTTTCTCTGCTAAAAACAAAACAGCAGATCTCGTTTGTGATCAATTCGGATCTACTCCGATTGACTCTGTTGTCTCTGGACAAGAGTATATGGTTAAGTTTGATCTTTGCGAAATTGCAAACAAAGATCTTTGGAAAGTTGCTTTCCCGCATGCAAAACTAATCGATGGTGGCATGAGCGGTAAGAACGTTTACTTCGATGCTCAAGTCGGCCAGCATTTGCTCCCACTTGCAGGACTACTCAACCTTCACCCACAAGCATTAGACATAACAGATCTTAGCCAGGATTATACGGTTTGGAAAGCTGTTGCAACTAGTGCAAGCGAAGTGAAGTATGGTCCAGAAGAACAAAGCGTATTGACTGTTGAAATGCGAGTTTACCCAGACCGATCAGCTTCTCCTGCAAGATTTTTCTTGTACGGTGACGCTTCAATCGGTCTTGTTAACGCATCAGCAGCAGCAGCTGTTGCAGGCGCTAACACCGGAAATGGAACTGTAAGCGGTATCTCTGTTCCAGCAAGCGGTATTGCAGAGACGATTACTTTGTTAGCAGTTCATTCTGCAACCAATGCAGGTCTGTTCCAAGTATCAGGTTCCGTAAGTGGAGCTCTTGGAAATGCGATCGTTGGCACACCATTTATCAGTTCAAAAATCAATCTAACTATCAATGATGGAACAACTGATTTCATCATCGGAGATAGTTTCACAATCGTTGTGACGGGCGCTAACTACGCTTGATTAATATTTAGAAAAGGAAATTTTAGTGATTGGAGCACTTTTGTTTTTCTTGGGAGTTTTTATTACGGGAGTGGTGGTTTATCTAATGGCAAGTAGATCACCCTCTCGTAATTCTTTATTCAAAAGGCTAAGGCGCCATCATGAGGGAGAGATCATCTCTGATCTTGATGAGCTCTTAGTAAGAGAAGTTGATTTCAGATGGAATGGGAAGATCTATTCGATCTCTCCTCTTTCAATGGAAGAGTTTACGATATTTTCAAATGCACTAGCCAGACTTGAGCTCTTAAAGCAGGGCAAGATTAAATCAGAAGATGAACTAGCTCGTGCGTATGGGGATATATTTGAGGCAATTGTTAGACCAAAAATTGGTTATGCCCAAGTAAAAAAGATGCATTACTCACAAGTGGTTGCTCTTTATACAAAAATCATCGAATGCGTGATGGGCAAAACTCAAGTGGACTATGAAAAAAAAAGTCTAAAGATGGCAAACAATCCTCAAGAAGCAAGGATAACCCATTAGGATTTAAAGTTCGGGCCTCTATGTGGATTGCAGAGTTCTGTCAGTTCTACGGAGTCTCGGATGAGTATGTTTTAAGAATGCCAGCCATTAGGTTTTTCTCACTTCTCTCGTCGTGTAGGGAGATTAAGGCGATGGATCTAATAGATCAGGCAGATATTGGAGCAATATCGATCTTTGGAAAAGAATGGGTTCTGACTTTGCAGAATGATTTTAAATCACGGTTCCCATCAGCAAAAAAAGAAGCTGATGATATCCGAGCTAAGGTCGAATCAAATAATGCTCAGATTAAAAAAACACAAGAGCTCAAGGGAGCTCAAGGACTTCAGACGATGCAGGGATTATTCGCAGGAGTCAGAAGGTAGAAGGCAAGGATAGCCATGGCCGAAGATAATAAATTAAGTTGGATCTTAGATTTAGATAACACTGAATTTGCTAAAGCCATTACTGAATCCGTTGACTCAGTCAAAGGGCTAGAGAGCGCACTCGTAAACGTAGCCGCAGTCTCTAGTATTCTTGCTGCAGCTTATTATAGCGTTAAGACTGCCCTTGATCTCACGATCGAAGCTGAAGCCGTAAAACAAGTAGAAGCTAACTTCTATTCGCTAGCTAAAATGGCAGGCCTTGCCGGCAATGAGCTAAAAGAATCTCTGGAGAAAGCCTCTGGAGGTTTGATTGAAAATACCGATCTACTTAGATCCGGCACAAAAGCTGTGGTTGAACTCGGGCAAGCAGCCTCACGCATTTCAGAAGTAATGGATCTTGCGCGTCAAGCGACATCTGTTTTCGGTGGCGATCTAGTTCAGAACTTTGAAACTTTTAATCAAGCCATATCAACTGGCATGACTCGAAGCCTTAAATCAAACTTTGGTTTGATTGTTGATGCAGAAAAAGCCTACAAAGACTTCGCTGCAGCCAATGGTCTTGCTGCAAATGCATTGTCTCAGACAGCAAAACAGCAAGCCTTAATGAATGCTGTTCTTGAAAAGGGAAATGAGCAGTTTGAAGGAACTGTCGGAGGCGTTAAAAAGGTAACCAACGTCTGGACTCAGCTAAAAGTTACTCTAAAAGAGATGGCAGAGATTGCTACTCTTGCCTTTGAAAAACTCTTTGGTGGCACCGTTCTAAACGGGGTCACAGCTTTGAAGTTTCAGGTCGACAATCTCAAGAACTCGATGCTTGAAACCTTCGGAAACTCAGCAGAGCAAGCTACAGCTAAGGCTGAACGTCTTCAAAAACAAGTGAGCATGCTAGCTTTTGAGATTCGCGCAGCTCAAATGAAGCAGTCAAAGTTTGCTGAAGGTTCATCTGATTATGCGGTCATGGGTTCTGGCATAGACAAGATGAAAGAGAAGCTTGCGGCCTATCGCATTCAGCTAGAAGAGGCCGAGAAGGCAAGTGCAAAGTTCAAAGCAGAATCAGAAGCAAAGGATCAAGCAACCATCGAGGCAGGCCCTAAGGTTAAGGCTGATACCACCGGTGGTGGGTTAGTCGATAAGAAGGCTGAAGCCGATAACGAACTGGCATTTAATCGCGATATGCTTGCAATGCGGCAGCAGTTAATAGCGCAACAGCAAAGCCTTGCTCAATCAGCTCAATTGCAAAATATAGACCGATTAAAGCAAATGGAGCTAGCCGAAGAACAATCGGCTCAAAAGATTCAAGAGATCAATAACTCAACTAACAAGAATCGTCAGCAGAAGGCAGAAGAGGTAGCTCAAGTTGAGCAGAACTTAGAAGTTCAAAAGCTTCAGATGAAAATGCAGATGTCTCAAGCTGAGATGTCTCAAGCAAACTCACTTGAAGAGGTTGCCCGAATCCATCACGATGAGCAGATTGTTCTAGAGCAAAACTTTCAGATGCAGATGGCCATGATCAAGGGCAATGCGGATTTAACTGAAGTTCAAAAAGAACAAGAGATGCAAGATCTCAAGCGTGCAAACATTGCTGAGCAGCAGTTCTTAGAAGATCAGCTCCAACAGCAAAAGCTTCAAGCCTTAGAGCGCTATTCACGCGAGGGCACAAACGCTGTTGACTCATTTGCAAGAGGGTTTGAATCAGCTGCAATGAGACAATCCATTGCAATGGGCACATTTCAAGCAGCAGGTGCCAGGGCTTTTGGGGCTTTCCAAACCAATGCCGTTGCAGCCCTAACTGCCTGGGGATCGGGATCAAAATCTGCATCTGAAGCAGCTAGAGGATTCATCTTCGGGATGCTTGGAGATGTAGCCATTGCCGAAGGTACTGTTCTTATGATGGCAGGCTTACCTGAGCTTAATCCACTAAAGGTAGCAGGGGGTGCTGCGCTCGTAGCGTTCGGCGGATACCTTAAATCAAAGGCAAATGGACCTGGCGTTGGCATGAGCGCAGGTGGCGCAGGTGGCGGCGGCGGAGACTCTTCCATGGGAAGTGACAAAGCATTAACTGACCCACGCTCAACGAGTCGAGATCAACAAGATCAGATCCAAACTAAAAACGTACAGATCGTTGTTCAAGGACATTATTTTGAGAACAACGAATCACGAGTCAAGATGACTGAGCTTCTGCAGTCCTCTCTCGATGCAACAGACTTTAGCGTCCGTAAAATCGGCGGAGGAAATGCTTAAATGGCACTAACTGAGAGAAGTAAGTTCCTTTACGGATACCAGATCACCGAACTCAATAGTTCGCTTGATTTTAGAGTAGAAATCGCAGGCACTATCTTGCTTGCGACATTAAGGCTTGGATATTATTCACTCTCATCTTTAATGACAGAGATCTCAAGAGCTATGCAATCCGTTGATCCAGATCATAGATACACAGTCACAGCTGATAGAACCATTTCAGGCGGGACTGAGAACAGGATCTCAATTGAAACCGATGGCGATTATCTTGATCTTCTTTTTGGTACAGGGCCTAGGTATACTACTGGGGTATCTCCTATTATTGGATTTAATCTATTAGATTACACGGGCGCACTTACTTATTCCGGCTCTTTTGATTCAGGATCAACGCTTGTGACAAGCTATG